TAGCAGGTACCTGTTGAAGATTCGGATTACTCATTGAAAAGCGTCCAGTCACTGTTCCCCCTTGATCTGATCTAATTTGATTTATGTCTGCATGAATTCTACCTTTATGTACAAAACTTAGTAAGCCCTCTACAAAAGCACTCTTTGCTTTATCACATTCTCTAGCTCGAGCTATCATCCTAAGATATTTATTTTTATGTGTTCTTAAATACTGTTTAGGAAGTTGAGGCATTCCTGACTTAGGGGTCTTTTTATAATCTGTAATCTTTTGCTGCTCTAACAAAGGTTTAATAGAGGCAGATGCCCATATCTCCACCTTGATTCCTGTCTCTTTGTGGATATCTTTTATGAGCTGGTCTCGTTCTGTTTCTAATTCGTTGCCAAATTGTTTCGCTTTTTCAACGTCTACGCGAACTCCTTTAAATTTCATATCCACAAGGCAAGGAAATAAATCTGTTTCTAATTTAAAAATTTTTTCTAGGTTTTTCTTCTCTCCTTCTGGATTAACAAAGAGAGTTTCTTTTAATTTTGGCTCAAATATATTCCACAGTTTTAAAGTTAACTTAACGTCTTGCTCAGCATAGTCCTTTACCAAACTGTAGGGAAGTTTATGCATATTGTTGAGAGGATCTTTAATACCATACTCTTTAAGGGACTTATCTTGAAGATCATATTTATATTTAGACTCTGTTAGATAATCTTTACTTATTGAATCTAAAGTGTATCTCATTCTATTTTCATCGATCACAGATGCAGCAATCATTGTGTCTAGCAATTCTCCTTTAGGCATCAGCCCACTTTCCGCTCTAATCCAACACACGTCGTACATTGCATTATGAAAAACTTTTTTAATATTTGAATTTTGAAATAATTTTTTATTTAAAATTTTCCAAGTATGGTTAGGATCTAAATTTCCACTCATAGCGTGTCGAATAGGGAAATATAAAGTTTGTTTACCGGTGCATACACCTATGCCACACACGTAACCAACGCCACGCACAGCTCCTGATCCTTTTGTTTTTAAATCTGGATCATAAGTTTCTAAGTCAACTGCAACAATATCAATTCCTTTTAAATCTAAATCACTAATATCAGGTGCAGTACACATTAGTCTTTTTTCCTTCCTAAGACTCCCCAATAATTAGGTTTGTCTAGAGGCCCTTTTTTAGTATCTGGTGTTGGCTTTAAAGTAAAACCTTTAGGTAAAGGTTTAACATGAGGTGTATCAGGATAATCTCTTTCTATAACCATATCAATATAGTGCTTAGCTTTTAACAAATCCTGCTTTCCTCCTTTATCTGCATGTCTGCATATATACTTTATTGCATTACCTTCTGCAAATAATAGTTTATTTTTATTTGCAAATTCGCTCGGTTGAATTTTAAATTTTAAATAGTGAGCGCCACCTATCTGCTTATCATATGGTCCCATATCTTCCTAACTCCTTTCCAGTTTCTGATCTTAATACCCATACATCATAAATACCTCTACTAAACATTGTGTACTCTAATCTTAATTCAACAAATAAAGGCTCACGCTTTTCTCTAAATAAACTAAGGTCTCCTACAACATTATCAAAAGTAGTTCCTTTTATTTTATGGATACTTCCATACTTAACTCTTATCTTTCCATCAAAATCAAATCCGTTCTTTAGAACTCTTCTAATGTAGAACATTCGTTCTTGATGTTGTTTTACATCTAAACCTTTCGCACGTTTTCTTAATAAATCAAACTGCTTAACAAGTTTGGCTTCAGGTTTTAAAAGTTTTTTCTCAATAAGTTCATCAATAGTATAATCTTTATTTATCCAATCTTCAAATTTAAAAGTACCTTTACCAAAAACTATAGCCCTACTTCCTAAATACTCCCAAAAATGTTTTATTTGTTTTATATTTTTAGGAGCATTTTCGGTAAAGCTTGGCCACTCATCATGACATTTTAATTCTTTAAGACTTACATGTGCTGAGCTTGTGATGTGAGCATACTCTATTCCATATTCATGGAAAAATTGTTTAATTCTTTTGTCGCTTGGCTTACCTCTGTACGCAAAAATAAATGTTTGATCGGTGTTTTTTATTTTATCTAAAAGTTTTTTTAAACCTAAAGAAGGACGAAGATCAGGTAAAGAATAAATGTTTCCTTCAATTTCTGGAGCAGGTAACCATGTTCTAGTATATCCGTAATGTTTCCAGATAGGAGCAATGATTTGTTTACAAAATTTATTAATGGCTTTTCCACATCTTTTACCTTCTGTTAATTCGTGCCAAGGGTTAGCAGATGCCTTGTGAAAATATTCTGCATCAGATCCAGCCCATTCAAAAATAGTTTGATCCGGGTCCCCAATCATGTAAAAGTGGCCATCTTTAACGTTTTTAGCCATCTTAAACACTGCTTCAAGTTGAGGACGATTAGTGTCCTGAGCTTCATCTACCATTAATACTTGAATATCAGATTCAATTTTTTTCTCGTTATATTTAGTAATCATATCCGCAAAGTCATAAAGATTATTATCTTTTTTGTATTGCTCATAAACTGTTTTCAATTCTTGTAATTGGGTTAGATTGTATGGACTATATTCTAAACGATCAGTGTTGGGATGATGCCAATGTTCTTCTAAAGTACGATTGTGACCATACGCAGCTTTTATAAATTTAAAAAAAGAATGGTCTCTATAAACATCCGAACCATATTTAGAATAGGCAAATGCAATGTGGAGTCGACATAGATTTTTAAAATCTTCATTGTCTTGTTCGTTAAAAACTTCTTTCCTGTCTAATTTCTTTTTACAATAATGATGAATAGTACATATTCGGTCTTGAAAAAATTTTCTTCGATAACCTCTTTCTCGAATTTCTGGAACATCCATAGCTGCATTTAAGATTTCATTAACCGCTGTATTAGTGTGAGAAATTAGTACAATTTTATCAGGATCATACTTCTTAAAGAACTCCCTATACTTTTCTAATAAAAATGTATGAGTCTTACCTGTACCTGGAGGACCTACTACAAATCTAGGTCTTGTCATCTTCTATCTCCTTTACTTCAATTGCTTCTCCTTCAATAATTAAACTGCTTTTAACAATGTCATAATCAGAGATGCGCCAACGAACAAAAGATTTTTTTTCATCATCTTTCCCTTTTATTTTTTTAGCTTGTAAAACTCTTTGAATTTTCATAACTAAATCTACCCTAGGCATATCTATTCTTCTTACTTCATTTAAATAGTCTTCAAAATTACCTAAATTAAATTCTAATACCTTCTTCTCTTGATCATAATGAGGACGTTTGTATTCTATTAAACTTTTCTTGTCGGTTGAAGCCTGCCTTGCACTTAAATAATGTTCAAAGTATTTAATAAATTTATTATCCTCTGCGGCTTCTTCCACATAATCATCCGAATGAGATCTTGCATCAAATTTGATTTTCATAATTTTATCAAAATCATTCTTTTTCATTTGGGGAACCCATACTTTTGCTTGTCTCATAACTTCATCGTAAAAAGGGATTTGTTTCATAAGAGTAGGACCATTCACTATTATTTCTACTTTCTTTGGCTTGCCTTCTACCATAGCATTTACTTGTACTAAGTAGCGATCTTCTCCATATTCTAAAATTTCTCCAATAACTCCAGCTCCTTGAACTGTTTCATATCCTACTCCAATCCAACTAAATATTTCTGCAATAGCCTTAGCAGAACACCCAATAATTTCAGCCAGCTTAAGCATTCCATAGTTCTTTTTTGCTTTTTTACCAGTTGTTCCTTTTTCCGCTCTATCTTCTGCTTCGTTATCATCTGATAAAATTGCTAAGTTATGAACAAACTCATTAATTTCTTCTTCAGTCCATTTAGTATGCTTTATCAAAACTCCTGCAACCGCTGTACAAAAGGCATCGCGTTGTCCTTCGGGTGCATAGAGAATACATAAGGCGGTTGAAAGAGCAACTTTGCGTAAGTCCAAATTCAAATCGCCAGGATATTCATTAATCCCCTCGTAGCTTTCCCATCTCACATGTTCATGGGCTTTACTATGCAGAGATTCGGGAACTATAGTGTATTGACTATTTCCATGTCTAATTTCACAAAGAGTAGCTCCATGTGGAAAATTTTTATAATATTCTTTAAGTTCTTTAGGAAGAGAAAATTGTTTAAAATCTAATTTCCCTTTCCACCAGTAATGACTTTTTGGATTGCTTGGTCTTCCAGAAATAGAAGCTCCAGGTCTTACATATTTAGTTATAAATCTTTTTGCTAATTCATTATCAATATCAAAATCAATATCTTGATCGAGTCTTAATCCAATTGCGCAATGTGTGTATTTTGTTTTCCATTCTTCTTTCGTTATTTTTAAATTTAGATTGCTCCAATCAGGAACAATAGGGGTTCCTTTGAGACAAGGAATAATAACCCTTCCGGAATCTATCCAGTGTTCATACGTATTCGGTGCCTGTTCAATCGCTTTCTTCATAATAAGTTAATGGGCGGGTTAACTCTCGCGCTCCCGCCCAACTCCTTGGAGTTTTTATAAACTTAGCGTTTTCCTTTTGGCTTCATCCGCTTCAGGTTTGGCTTGTATTTCGCCTTTCCCTACACGTTCAGCAAAAGTTCTAGCGATAGCATAAACTGCTTTATCAGCTACTGGACCGATTTTCGTCACATCCCAACCAAACCAAGTTCCTTTGTCATTAGACATCTAAACTGTTTTTAGTTTATAAATGTGGCTATATGTTGGCGGAGTGAATACACCATTTGCCCCTTGCATTCTAATCCCCATCATCATTGAGTTCCATTTTCTACTCACTTTTAATTGAGTAGCTTTCATAGAAATCAAAGCTGTTGTAGGATTTTTTCCCAAGAGAACTACAAAATGGTTTGCAGTATTCTCGATATAATTACCGTTTGGTAATCTATCTTTGTAAGATTTATCACGAGTAGTTTTACTCATGATATCACTTGTAGCTTCATGTATTGCTACAGGTGCTCCTTTACTCTCACCTCTGTCTTGCCATTCTACAAGTTGTCTTTTGTAGTATACTGGCAATACTTCTATCCCCTTACTCCCGTCATAAATGTCATTCGTGACAGTGTTGAGAATCATGCCAGGTTCTGCACCTTCGACATACTTCCCATTCCTTTTATTTACTTCAGGAGATAGTTGTCCTAAGACTTTCAGAAATGGTAACGCAAGATCTTCTTGCGAAATATTCTGAGAGCCAGCATTAGCATCAGCTTCAAATAAGTTTGAAGACAATGCACCTGCATTTTCGCGTTTCATGATATTTGTTTCTTTGTTCATGATTATTGTTTCCTTTTAATTGTGGTTCTGTTTCCTGCGAACACGTTAAAAATATCCGTTGGCATATCTTTGCCTGATTCAATTCGCTCACGGACGAGAGCTTTCAGGGTCATAGGTTCAACCTTCAACTTTTGTGTCGGTTGAAATCCTTGACCCTTCGCAAGGTTAGCATATTCTGCCGCCTTGTTATCTTCGTTCCTTCCAAAGGAAACGGTGATCTCATTTTTAATGATGTCACCTAGGCCATTAGAACGAAGCCAATTATACGCCGCTTCTCTATTCTTTAAAGAGATGTTGGCTGCATAATACGGTTTTACCTCAACTGCAGATCCATCTGCAAGTTTGAGAGATGATAACCCCATTTCACTTAAAAGTGTAGGGATAACTTCACCTGAAATTTTTTCTATTTCTCTCTTCTTATTCTTGAGAGCTTCTTCTTCAGTTTTAAATTCGTCTTCTAAATCTCGTAATTTTTTTACTTGATTAGCTAAAGACTTTATATTCTCGGTTCTATCGAGAACTTCTTCTTGGTCTTTTTCAAAATTAATATCATTCATCTATTTGTCCTTTCTCATGTAAGTTAATTTGAATAGGATAATATTTTCTTTCTTGTTTATCCCATTTTAATAATTGATATTTACCATTAGTAATGTCAGAAACTATAGAACAGGCTACCCCAATAATTGCCGGATCTCCTGTCAGTAATAAAAAATCTTTTTGTCGATAATCTTTTAAACCTTTTCTTAATTTAAAAATTAAAGGACCTGGTGAAAAAATAATTTGAGAAAGCTCGGGAAGTAAAAATTTAAATACTCCATATTGAGCAGCTCCCATAATATTTATCTTTGGTCTTCCATCTCTAGTTCCTGCAATTTCTTGAATTACGTAAACTATGGGTGGGGTTTCACGGATTTCTTTGTAGTCTATATTTTCTTTCATTGACAAACTTTATAATATATCCTATATATTAAGTCAATAGAAAGAAGTATGAATTATAAATTTAAAACTGATCCGTATAAGCATCAGATTACTGCGTTGGAAAAATCTTGGAATAGAGAGACTTATGCCTACTTCATGGAAATGGGAACGGGTAAAACTAAAGTCCTTATTGATAATGCAGCTATGCTATATGATAAAGGCAAAATAGATGGACTTTTGATTGTGGCACCCAAAGGGGTAGTAGGTACATGGTACAACCAGGAATTGCCTGCTCATCTACCTAATCATATTGAAAAAGTGACCGTTTTGTGGCAAGCGAATATAACTAAATCTCAATCAAGAAAATTAGGTAATTTATTTAAAACTGGATCTGACCTTCACATTCTTATTATGAATGTAGAAGCTTTTAGTACAGAAAAAGGGTTAAGTTTTGCTAAGAAATTTTTATTATCTCACAACACATTAATGGCTATTGATGAGTCGACCACTATCAAAAACCCTAAAGCTATAAGAACTAAAAATATTGTTCAGATCTCTAACATGGCTAAATATAGAAGAATTTTAACAGGGTCCCCTGTCACTAAAAATCCTCTTGATCTTTTTGCTCAATGTTTTTTCTTAGATCCTGAACATTTAGGTCATGACTCTTATTATTCCTTCAGAGTAAGGTACGCGATAATGAAAACAGCTTTTATTTCTGGGCGCTCAATTCAATTGGTATCAGGCTTTAAAAATTTAGCTGAATTATCAGAGAAATTACAGCCTTTTTCTTATAGGGTTTTAAAAGAAGATTGTTTAGATTTACCTGGTAAGATTTACATGAAAAGAACAGTAGACTTAACTGCTGAACAGAAGAAAGTATATAAACAAATGAAAGAAGAAGCTTTAGCTGAACTACATGGCAAACAAATTACTACCATGACAGCACTTACTCAATTAATGAGACTTCAGCAAATTACCTGTGGGCATTTTGTAGCTGATGATGGGACAACACAGAATATAAAGAGCAATCGTCTAGGAGAGCTGATGGATATTTTAGAAGAAGTAGAAGGTAAAGCTATTATTTGGGCTCATTGGCAAAGAGATATTCAAACCATAGTTAAAGAAATTAAGAAGGTCCATGGTCCGTGGTCCGTGGTTGATTATTATGGCCTCACGAGTCAGGAAGACCGAGAGAAATATCGTAAACGATTCCAGAATGATGATAAATGCAGATTTCTTGTTGGCACGCCTCAAACGGGCGGATACGGAATCACGCTTCATGCAGCAAATACCGTAATTTACTATTCTAATGGATACGACCTAGAAAAGCGATTACAGTCAGAAGACCGAGCCCACCGAATTGGGCAAAAGAAGTCCGTGACGTATATCGACCTTATTGCCGAAGATACGGTAGATAAAAAAATTCAAGAATCACTACGTAAAAAAATAAACATTGCATCTGAAGTTCTTGGTGAAGAACTTAGATCATGGATTTAGTAGGATATACGCGTGACGCGCGCAGAATTTTCGATTTCGATTATTTTAGAATTATGGCCAGGAGCATCAGAAATAAAACTAATCCCTGATAGCGATTGAAAGCCGTTACGAATACGGACTCATGCCCCGCCTTTAATTTTTCCCATACAAATTTCATTATGCCTCCATAGGTTGATAACAAGTTTTGTTGTTTTCGTCTTTATAGGCTTTCAAGTATTGGTTTCTATTATTTCCTTCTGAATAACTACAGTGCACCCAGCCCGAGTTCGGATCTGTTTCGTTCCAGTACTCGAGAATTAATTGATCATAGTCTAGGTGTTCGTTGATGTAATCTGCAAGTTCTTTATTAGATACACCAAAAATTTCGAAGTCGGCCGCTTCTCCTTTTGCATGCTGCGAGGTCGTTTTGCTGCCGATGGCAAGACAGAGCTCCTGAGAGCGATATCCGCTGGAAACGGTCACAACCTGAGAAAAGTGGTCTCTAATTGGCTGTAGGATCGCCGTACAGAGCGATTGTAGGTTAGCCTGGTGCTCTGGGCTAGGGGTATTATCAATGCCCTTCCTGGTCGCTGTTTGCGACTTGGTTAACTCTTCCAAGGAAAAATTTTTAGATAATGACATGTATTATGTTAGGAAATGTTGAAACAATTGTAAGGCAATGGCCCCCACCATCGCTAAAAGAACCCAATAGATTTTGTCTATCTTGCCACCCAAGTCATGAATATGTGTTTGCATATGTTTCAAATGATTGTTCTTTATGTTAGCCACATCTCTTTTAATACCTGTGATGTGTCCTTGTAGACTAATAATATTTTCTCTTATAGTTTTAGGGGTCATGTTCTCCTTGCAATTACCTGCTCTGATGGTGACAATAAAGCACTCTCGGTTCTTGTCAACCCCGTTTGTGGGTTAATTTGTGCAGGTATTTGGGTTACTTTTGGCATAGGGGTTGCCGGTAGAGGAGCTTGCGACTGATCTCCTGGTAGAATTTTATCTATCAATGATTTTTTATCTATATGATCTTCAATTTTAATTCTAAAGTCTTTATTAAGTCTTTGTCTATAAAGTTTTTTAATAATTCTATTGATTTCCCTTCGAGTATCTCTATCTAATACATTCTCGATACCCTTCTCCCTTGCTAAATCTGCATAAGCTTGACCCATTCCTTTTGATATAGTGAATGGTTTAAATCTATTTTTTCTAATAAAGGCATATAGTTTTATGGCTCCTCGATCTGAAAACTCTTTGGCAATCTCCTTGTCTCTCATCCCTAAGACTTTAACTGCATCATAAATTCTTCTCATCTTGTTAAAGGTTTCTAATCTTTGTTCATTAGCTAAGACAAATTGTTTAATAATTAAATCTTTATCTTTAACAGGATCACCGGTTAACGTTCCTTTATAAATTAAATTACGTTCATTCCTCTCATCTCTTTTAAACTCTTGAATCTTAAAGTTTAAAGTTTTGTTTAGGTCAAGTGGGACCTGTCTGAATCCAAAGAAGCCTGCAAGTTCATCGGGGACTTCATACTGAACTCCATTAATGGTATCACCAATCGAAGCTTTGTATAATCTTGTTAACTGAGGGAGAGAACCGGGAGATAAAGTGTACGCTGTATGCTTCCAGGATTCCCAGACTTTATTGTGCCACTTGTCTCTTGGGTTAAATATTCTTCTGCCATCTCTTGTCACTCCATTTCTAATTAAGATATCATTCAATACACTAAACCAAATAGATTCACTGATGAATGGTTCCATGAATCGTGCAGTTGCTCTCGTAATCCCATGAACTAATCCTGTTACTAAAGGCTCTTCGGGTTTGGCATCGACTTGAGCTAAGACAGACTGTACTGGGTTGGTCATAGTGTCATAGAAAAATCCATGACTAAAATCTATATATTTATATTTACCATCTTCATAGACGGGAAGAATGGTTGAGTCTTGAGACCAGCTCGGAAGAATTTCTCTTATGGCTGCTACTTTCTCACGAGTAATTCCATACAGCCCTCTGACGCCTTCGTAAACTCCGATAGGAACGACACCATAAGTCATTCCTTGACCGAGCATACCTCTTAATCCAATGGTTCTTCTAATAGGATCTTTGGCTTCATAAATCCCTCTTCGTGTTGCACCTAACGTTGTTCTTACAATTTCTGCCGGGAACGATGCATAGTTTCCAAGCGGTGAACGTCTAACCCCTTTAATGAAATCAGATACACGAGAGTAGTTAGGCACCGTTGCTCTTACAATGTCTGCTGCTTCTCTCATGATGTCATAGTCATCTGGCATCTTCACTAACTTACCATCTACTTTAACTTTGTTTTTAACTGCAGCTTTAAAAGCTTCTCTAAGTTTGTGTCCTTCAGCTAAGAAGTTAAAGACTCTGAAGTAATCGTCCTCTGCTACGTACAAATCTCTTGCAACTCTCGTAACTCCTTTAAAAGTTTTCCCTAATGAATTAAAAGATCTACTCCAGAAATTTCCACCCTTAGCTATATCTTCCCAGATCCCCATGACATCTCGGTAGGTTGCACTTTGATTCGTTACGCCTTCATCT